TTCGACAAGCTCTGTGATACTCCGCCACCGGCACCGGCACCCCGGCGAGATCACAGAGCTTGTCGAAGGGCCAGGACACCCGTGCCATTTACGCCGCTACCCTCTGCGCCTGCCGACGCTGCGTACGTTGTTCCGCTCGGGCCTTCCGATAGGCCAACTCAATCCGTGTCTCGATCGCTCGGGCGTGTCGCTGCGCTCGACGGCACACCACACAGAGGGAGACGCGACCACTCAACTTGCGAGGACGACCACAGGCACAGGTCATTTTGAAAACCCCATCGGCAGGGCTGGCTGCTCGTTCAGGCACGCAGGCGAAAACCAAATCCGCTCACGCTTGCCGTTGCCTGTGCGCTCATCCGCCTGCCCGCCAAACCCTTCCCCGGCTGACCACTGCAGCACCTGCCATGTCTCTGGCATGTCGTGCTCGCCTTCGTACCCGCATAGCGCGATCCGCATGTCGTCACGCCGGCCTTGTTCAATCGCCCACGCCCGTACTTCGTGGGCGACCTGGAGGCAATCCACGCGATACAGGTCTTTACTACGCTGCGCTGTATCCGCGTAGGGCGGATCGAGAAACACCGCCGTCACGCCGTGCTTGTGTGTCACGCTAGGGCCGCAAACACGCGACCAGTCACCGGACGCCACGCGCACCGATCGCAGTCGTTCGGATAGCAATACAAACCAATCCGCAAGCGCGTCTCCGTGTTCCCGTTTCCGGTTCACGCCTTGGCCGTTGCTGCCCAAGTGCACCAGTTGCCGGCTCACGACGCGCCACGGACCTTGACCAGAACCGAACCCGCTACCAATCCAACACGACACGCCCCACACCCACCAACCCGCGATCTTGGCGTCGAAGTAATCCGGATCGCCCTCTAACCGCGCCCGCAAGTCCTCAATCTGACCCACCAACCACGCATGGCGGGCGTGCAGGTCGTTCTCGTTGACGGGGTTGTCGGCGTGGTGCGCGGTCGCCTCCGGATCGGCTTGCACAGCCCGCCAGAAGTTCGCTACAAAGCCGTCCGCGTCGTTGATCGTCTCGTTGCCCTCAAACGGCTGCGGGCGACCGAGCAGCACGGCCCCGGAACCAAAAAACGGCTCGACGTAATTCCGCACGTCACCGAACCGCCGCCACACTTCCGCCGCGACTTTGCGTTTGCCGCCAAACCACGGAAAGGGAGCCTGAAGGCTCATCGGCTCTGCTCCCACACCTGACGCCCCTGCTCGGAGAGGCCCAAGCGATCACGATTCGCGGACACGCGATCCGCTTCCTGCTTCTTCGCCATGCGCCACGGCATCACGGCCGGCCGCGCCCACGGCTCCGACCGCACAAACGTCCAGTGCCACGCATTCCGCCCGCGCTTCTCGCCAAGGATCACGTAGCCGTAGAAGTTCGCCAGCTCCCACACTCGACGCGGGGCCGCATAGGTGCGGCTCTGCGTGATGAGTTCCGGCGTGGACAACCCTCGCTCACCAGCCCGAACGAGGCAGTCAAAGACCCGCTGACGGCTCACCGTCTGCTCGGATTCGTCCGCCTGCATCAGCGGAGGCAACGGCACGACTGGCGCGTGAAAGTCGAAACCTGGTTGTGTCATCGCACCCACCGATACCGCTGCAGCTCGCCATGCTTCCGGCGTCCGCCTCGACGCGGTTGTTCAGAGATCAACTCACCTCGGCGCAAGCACGCACTAATGCACCGCGTGACCGCAAGGACCTCCAGCCCGGACAACTCCGCGACCTGATGCCGAGTAAACCAGTCCGTCAGCGACTTCGCCGCGACACGGAAGCGAACCATCACGTCGCCCAAATTCCCGCAATAGGGGCGCAAGGGCGCGATCGGGGTCGAAGGGGCCGGGTAGGTCTGGGTATGCTGCTCTGCGAACAACAGCGCCCCTCCTGGGCCGTTTCTGCGGCCATCCCAGACGATGACGTGCTGCATCATTCGGTGGACTCCCGTGAATACTTCGTTCGGCGCAACCGTTCCGCGGCCATCTTGGGATTCGTCGGACGGCATGAGCAGTGCGCAAAGTAGCTGCGACGTTCGGTGTGAATGACTCGGTTTTCGACGCCGGCATTGGTGGCCACCGGCATCGTGTAAGGCGGCTTGAACTCGCGGACGGATTCGACCCATCCGGTATCCCGGCACGCGCTGCAATAGGCCCACGTGCGAGGGTCGCTGTCGTCCAACGGCTTCACTTGTCCCGTCAGCAGCTTCGCCGGGTCCACGACAGTGGCCGGAGGAAGTTCCGGCACGGACGGCTTCACGCGGTCGGCATACGTCCGCAGACGCGCCACGCTGGGCATGAAGGCTTCGCCCTGGATTGCGGCGTCAATGGCCGGCACCAGCACGTCATCAGGAATGTCGGCCAGCCCTTCCTTGTAGGCTTCGGCCACGAGTTTGGATGTATCGGCGCGGTAGGCCGCGAAGACCTTCTTGAGCGCGGCAAGCCTCGGAGAATCGACCACGGCGATCATCGAAACGCCTCGTCAAGATCGGCCGCCGCTCGAGTAGCGCGAAGCGTGGCATTCGCCGGGCGCGAACCGCCGTGCTGCTCCGTCCAGCGGTTCCGCCAGAAGTCGTAGTTCGATCCGTCCGGGATGATGCGATCCGCCCAGGTCTTGCGCACGGACGAGGCCCAGACGCGCAACTGCATGCGCTTCTGATGTAGGTCGTCGCCGGGAATCTTGGCCGCGAGCTCGTCCATCTGCGCCTGGTCGAAGCAGACCCAATCACAGAACCCCTCGACGTGGTTGCCGTGACGCTTGAACCAGTTCACCCCCTCGCCGCGGGCAATCAGCGTGGGCGTGCGCTGTGCCGTTCCCTCCCCTTCCCTTCCCTTCCCTTCCTGTACTCCATACTCCTTCCCTTCCCTTCCTACGGGACTTGACGGGTTGTCGACGGGAAGCATGACAACCTTTTCACGGCAAGCCGTGTCGAACGGCCTTACGCGGTCGATTCCGTCCGCTGGTAAAAGAGAAACCTGTTCTTTGGGGTGCGGACGCTGATGCTTCGAGAACCCGATGACCTGGATCACCTGCACTCCGTTCGCCTCGTAGCGTCGAATCAATCGCGCATCCACCAGCGACCACAGCAGCACGTCGACATCGCAGTCGTCTGCCGGCAGTAGGCGCATCTTGAGTGTTCGCGGGCGGTCCTCGACGCGGCCCTCGCGGTCGCATTCGGTAAACAACCCGATGAACAACAGCCGCGCCAGCGGTTCTAAGGCCGTCACTTCCTCGGACGTAAAGAACTGCGGCTTAATGGTTCGGATACGTGCCATGCGTCCCTAATCTCGCGTTGTGGGCCGATCTGCGACCCGTCGAAGCGGTACACCCGCTTACGTGTTCCCAGCCACGACCCGATCAGCAGCACCCACCGCGTCTTCGGGAGCGCGTGACCACCCCTCAACGCTGTCTTCTTCGCCTTGCTCGCTGCTATCTAGTCCGTGTCCATCCACGCCCGTTGCCGGCGCGGATCAACAGATCGGCCAACCCTTACGCGGCTTTCGCCGCTTTCCGTTCCTGCTTGCGCCGTTCGCGCTTGAACTCTTCGGGGTAGAGGATCATCACGCCGTCCTCAGCCGCCTTCTGAATCAGGAGTTCCGTGATCTCGACAAACTCCTGCGTCGACAACTCCGACGTGTGCAACTTCACGGGCATCGTGACGCCCGCGACCTGGTGATACCCGAAGCACTCGCCCAGCAGGGCCAGCTTTAATTCCTCGACCGTGTAGCCAAGGTGATCCGCATACGGCTTGATGGCCGCATGGAGATAGGCGTTCTGCTTCACCGTGCGTTTCGTGCGCTTGCGTCGAATCTCTATTTCGACTTCGTGACCCGCCAGCGTCTGAATAAAAGCGCGGTACTGCGACGGAAAGTCAAAATCCAGCCGTGATCCGTCCTCGCGCACGAGCCCGATGAAGTGGCCGACCATCACGCGGCGCTCCAATTGCGCTTGCCGATGATCGTGAACGGCTTCTTCCGCCCTCGGATCGCGGACTCATGCCAATGGAAAAACAGAGGCTTCGTCGCGTCGTCACCTTCGACCTGGATAAATCCGCCTTCGATCAGGTCGTGGGCTTCCGCGCACACGGTGATGATCCGCTTCGGAACCGTGACCCACTCAGGGCGCACGTTGCGACCTTTCAAGTGGTGATGCTCCCGACGCCGACGCGCATCGGGATCACCCGCTTTCGTGAACCGCCCAGTCACCCAGCAGATCGACCCATCCCGCAGATCAACTTCGGCGTAGGCGTCGAGCAATGCCTGTTCGTCGGCCTTGCGCCGTTCGTGGCGCTCAAGCCGGCCGGAGCCCTTAGGCGGCTTGAAGTTCGTCTGATGGGCCATGACCTACCGCTGGCTCCGATCCAGCTTTGCCGCTGCGTCGTAGTGCTCTTGCATCGTCACCGGCCCGTCGCCGCCGTAGTAGTCGGAGCAGAAGTTCTCCCAGGCCTTCTCTGCCGCCGCTGTGCGATGGTTGTCGCACAGGGGCCAGCACTCATGTGCTTCCTGCGTGGCGGGCACGTCGATGCCCTCTTCCACTTGGCACGGTTCGCAATAGATCGGTTCAGCCATGACTAGAACGGGATGTCCTTCTCGTCCACAGCCACCGGAGGCGCGGGCGGATCGCTCGGCACCTGGTCGATCACCGTGATCGATTTCAGCGTCGGGTCGTAGCCTTCCTTCGTTTGCAGGGTGCGCTTGACCTGGCGGGACCGCTGGCAGACATCCATGCACAGATCGAACATGTGCGCGGTGCTCATCCAGATCGTCGCCGTCACGCCGTCGCTGAACGTGACGTTGCCCTTCTTCTTGCCCTTGCCGCCCAAGTCTTCGCAGCGGGTGATCCGATAGGTGCCTTCGGGCAGCTCTGGCAGCACTTCGCCGGTCTGCACGTTCACGTCGATCGGCGCGGCCATCGGCTCGACCACCAGAGCCGGTTCCGGCGTGGCCTGATCCATTTCGTCGGTGGTGTAGAGCCCGGACAGTTGATGCGGGAATGCCTTACGGAGCGCCAGGGCCTCGGCGCACTTGGCCAGCATCGTGGCCGGCATCTTCTGCCACATGGGGCCACCGGCCTGATACTCGGAATACTTGGCGATGCCGGGGAAGGCATGGGCACAGCCCTTGCGGTAGACCAGCACGCGAGCGGCGGCGGGTGCGTTCTTCGACAGCCACACGTCTTTCCACTCGCCGTCCTCGCCACACCAGTGGCATTCCTGCCCGTCCTGCTCGTTCGTGCGCTCCGCGATCACGCGGAACCCGTCGATGCTCACCTGGATCGAGCCCTGCCCGCCGCGCTTGATGAAGTAAATCTGGCGGGCGAACGGATCAAGGCCGGTGCGCTTGCACTGGTGCAGGAACAGTTGCAGCTCGTCGTCGGTTGCGCCCTTGGCGATCGTGCGCTTGATGAGGGCGACCTGTTCGTCGCTGTAGACGGCAACGTGTGCCGTTTCTCGCGTCATGAGGGCGACGGCAGTCATCGGGCCGCCTCGTCAGCCGTCAGGCCATCGAAGTCGTATTCGGGCTCTTCTTGCGGCTGGTATTCCACGTCGCCGGGATGCGACGTGAATCGCGCCACGGTGTCATCGACCAGCGTCTCGGCCTGTTCGCGCATCCACGCGCGGTCCTTCGGATCGAACTCGCGCAGGGGCAAGCCGGGCACCGCCAGGTCTGCCAGCACTTCCGCGAACTTCGTCGCGGCAAAGGCGTTGCGCCACTCGTCATTGATGCCCTGTCCAGACGGCACCGACCACGCCACCGGCAGAGCGATGGGATTCGTGGACGATGAGAAGGCCGGGAACAAGTCCGCTAGGCACTTCTCGGCGAAGTCTTCGACGCGGCGACGTTCGGCCACGGACGGCGCACGATCGCCAAACAGCACGCCCGAGAACCCCGCCGTGAGCCGGTCGTGCATGTTGCTCAGGGTCCAGCGTTCCGCCGTTAGGAACCGCGCATACATCCGCACGACTTGCCGGCGGCACGCATTACGTTCGGCGGAATAGTTCGGCTCACCCCAGAGGCCCATCGGGTGCGCATCGGCGAACAGTTCGCACGCCGCTTGTTCAAGCCACTGAATCGGCAGCGGGCCATCCGTCCACCCACTGAGTACCGATTGACCGTTTGCTGGCATTGCGGTTACACTCGTCTTCACAGTTCGTTCCTTTCTGTATCGAGCCGCTCGCGCCAACGGGCGGCTCGTCGTGTTTACGCCACCTTCGGACGGTTCGTCAGCCACGTCTCGACTTCGCTGTTGCGATAGCCGATCGCGTAGTCCGTCAACTTCACGCGGCTGGGAAACTTGCCCTGCTTCTCCATCCGCCAGATCGTGCCCCGGCTCAGGCCGGTCTTCTTCACCACGTCCGGCACACGCAAGACGTGATCGTTCATCGGGCTCTCGTTCGTCATTTCGCGTCTCTCTTCAATCGGTCGACATGGGCCAGCATTTCGCCGAACACGTCGTGCATCTCGTGCTCGAGGTCCGCGACATGGGCGCGGGTGAATCCGTCGCCTTCGCACTCCACCAGCTTGGCCAGGTATTCGGAAAACTCTTGGAGCGTCTTCGCGGCTGAGCCCGTCGCGGTTGTGCTGCGCGTCGGCTGATAAAACACGCCGCCCACCAACTTGCAGAGCGTGCGCACGATGGCAAAGTTGCCGGTGATCAGCGTGATCGGGACGATGTAGTCCGCTGGCAGGCGCGGCTTGGAGTTTGGATCAGTCGCCCGCGAGAGTTGCTCAATCGTCAAGCCCATCTCATTGGCGATTTGGGTCTGCGTCTTGCAAGGGTCAAAGCGGACCACGGCCATCGCGGAATCGCCGACGCTCTCGTAATACGGACGAGTCATCGTGCATTCCTTTCGCGTAATGTTTCGCTGTCGGATTTGGTCGACGCCGCCGGCAACCGGAGGACATCATCAGGACCATGACTCAATCGCGCCGACTGGATGACCTGCTCGTTCTCACGAATCCGCGCCAGGATGCGGTCAAATTCCCGGAAGAAGGCGACGGCGGTTTCGATGGGCGAGAGTTCTCGGAGCTGCTCGCCGCCGTCCGTGCGGACCGTGTGCTCTACCGACTGCACCGGGCTCGCTACCGGCGCTCCATGCGCCGTCTCGCGTCCCTGATTGGCCTCAGTCCCGAACAACATGGGACAAGGTTAAGCGAGACTGCTTGACGTGTCAAGCGATTTAGCTTGTATACCTAAGATGTATGGATTGCTATGGTATTAACAGTGCTAGATATGGGTTCGCTTGAGGCGCTAGCACGCACACGGATCGTTCGCTGGCGTAAAAAGTACGGGTGGTCACAGGCCAAGCTCGGCGCGACGACCGGCACGCACCAGACCACGGTCGGCAAGTGGGAGAAGGGCGATCTATCCGTCGATGTCGACACGCTCGACACGTGGGCGCGGGCCTTTGGGCGGACACTGTTTGACCTGTTCGCCCAAGAGACCACCGACGCCAACGATCACCGCGAGTTGATCGCCGTGTTCAATGCGCTCCCCACCGACGCACTGCGCGAGCAGATGCTGCAACTGATGCGGTTGTCTTCGACTGGTGGAGGGAAACCACCAGGCCGCGCAAGCAAGCGCGGAGGGTAGCGGGCAGGGTCAGATACAGCGAGTAAACCAGAAAATCCTGACGCGACATGCGCACGCGCACAGAGCCAGAACGACGATGCGACATAACACAGCAACTCCGACAGGGGGCGGAACAACAGCAGAGGAAAGCCAGCGCAACCTTACGCCCGCTGTCGCTCGCAAAACAAGATCTAAGTGCATGCCCTTGACAGTTCGGGTCACTAAACGTGTGGTGAAAAATTTCCGCCTGTTGTCCGTCGTAGCTGATCGGTGTACCGGAGTCAGACCTGATGGAATTACCAGTGACTCGTTCTGACACACCCCGTCGCAGCCGTGCCGCCACGGTGGTGCTCGTGCTCGCCGTGCTCTACGCCATCGGGTTGATCGTGCAGCACTTCCAAGGCGCACCGACGCCCTCCCCCGACCGGGTGGTGCTCGCCCTGAAAGACTTGGACGGGGTGATCTTTGTCAACGATGGCGCGGACAATCTTGACAATTGCACCGTGACCATCGACGGCGACTTCACCGCACCGATCCGGAGTCTGCCGGCGCATCAACGCGCCCGCGTGGAACGGACGCAGTTCAGCGGCGGCACGGCTCGAGACGAGTGGTATCCCCGCGTGCTGCGCGGCCTGTCGCTGCGTTGTCTGGCGTCGAACAACCAGACCGTCGACGTGCGGATCAAATGACCATCCACCCGATGCGCCCGCCGCGACAGCCTAAACCGCCCAAGCCGGACCAGGTGCAGATCAACCGCACCGATCACGGGCTCGAGCTGACCGTCGACCGTGCGCCCGCCGAGGTCGTGCCGTTTACAGGTAACACCACAGGTAACAGGCAACCGGCATTGCCCGAGAAAAGCTGAAACAACTTAGGGCCGGTTTCTCTATGACAACGCGATCAGACGCGACCGCTCCGCAGGGGCCGGACGTGATTCGTAATCAGCAGGTCATCGGTTCAAGTCCGATTGCCGGCTCCACATTCAGGCCACAAAATGACGATTCCGACGCGGGGCGCGGATCGCAGGTAACGAATAGGTAACAGGATGCCAACCGTTACCCTGAACGACCGCAAGATCAACGGACTCGCGCCGGCGGCGGCTCCGGTGGAGTACTTCGACCGCACCTTCCCCGCGTTCGGTGTGCGCGTGTGGCCGTCCGGGGTCAAGGCGTTTGTGCTGTTCTACCGCCAGAACCGCAAGCAGCGCCGGATGACGCTGGGCCAGTATCCCGACCTGACGCTGTCCAAAGCCCGCCAGAAGGCCCGTGACGCGCTGACGGCGGTCTCCGAGGGCCGAGACCCAGGCCAGGAACAGATTGCCACCAAAGCGCGGACCTTCGACGCCTTGGCCCGTCGCTACCTTGACAAGCACGCGAAGAAAAAGAAGCGCAGTTGGCGATCGGACGATCGGATCATCCGGTGCGAGCTCGCCCCCCATTGGCAGCATCGCCCCGTGGCCAGCATCAAGCGGGCGGACGTGCGCGAGCTGGTCGACGGCATTGCCGAACGGCCCGCCCCGATCTTTGCCAACCGCGTGCTGGCCCTGATCCGGACGATGTTCAACTTCGCCATCGACCAGGAATGGATTGAGGCGAACCCCGCACAACGCCTCCCCGCTCCCGGCAAGGAACACAAGCGGGACCGCGTGCTGAGCGATGACGAAATTCGCCAGCTGTGGGCGTTCCTGCACACCGAACCGACCGGCGAGCATGCCCGATGGACGCGGCTGTCACGGGCGGTCTTGCTGCTCAGGCTGATTACCGGGCAACGGGGCGCGGAGCTGATCCAGATGCGCCGGTCTGATCTACAGGGCGCATGGTGGACAATCCCCGCGGACGTGGCCAAGAATGGATTGGCGCACCGGGTCTACCTGACGTCGCTGGCGCTGGCCGTGCTCGAGCGCATCGCCCCGGACCTGTCGCCGGATGCGGCCTACCTGTTCCAAGGGATTCGTGGCACCCGGCAACGGAAACACGCGCTTGACGGCGTGCCGTTGGCCAACTTCCAGCCCCGCGACTTGCGCCGAACGGCGGCGTCTAACATGGCCATGCTCGGCGTGAATCGGCTGGTGATCTCCAAGGTACTGAACCACGTGGAAACCGGCATCACAGCAGTCTACGACCGGCACGGGTACGACCAAGAGAAGCGCCGAGCGTGGCAGACATGGGACCGGCATCTGACCTGGTTGGTGTGTCCGATCGTGCTCGACGTACCGACCGACTAGAAGAAGCGGGACAGCAGCATGGCCGCCACTGTCCCGCAGCCCGCGCCCAGTGCATAAAACACTGCGGCGTTGGGCATCTCAGCACCTGCGGCCCGTTGCACGTTGGTAAACCACAGGTAATTGATTGAGCACGCCAGCACGAAGGCCCAGGCCATGTGCCCTTTGGCGATCATGGCGACATTGAACGCGACGAGCGAGACTTGCACGAACGACCGCCCGAACAGGGCGAAGCGCGTCATACCGGAGAACTGATCCACGGGGTATAGTCTTCCAGCCGTGCGTCGGGCTTGACTTCTCGCAACTGCTCCAAGCGGATCAACATGCAGGCATTGGCGATTACCGCGCCCAGATGATCCGTGCTGCGATCACCAGCGGCATAGGCTAGGGCGTGCTCGACCAGATGGTTCTCACGGTCTTTCACGAAGGCTGGATCGTGTGCGCCCTTCTCGTAGTTCCGCTCGCCGTGGGACTGTGCGCCTTCGGCCATTCTGATCGCGCCCCGCGTGATGCCTGGATACAACAGGTCATAGCGTGGTTTCGCTTCGCTGCTCTTGGCTCCGCTCTCAAACGTCTTCATTCTCCATCCCCGATCTGCGCTAACGCTTCGACCGCTGGCATCAACGCCGCCGCGAGTTGCACCACGGCATAGCCAACCGCGCCGACGAACGCCCCGACCAGCGCGATACCGGCCACACACAAGGCCATCGGTATCCATGCGACCGTCGCCAGCGTGCGCTTCATCCCTGATACTCCACGGCATCGACGGGACGCCGTTTGCGCACCGCTCGCCGATAGCGCCGGTGCCACGTTTCCACGTCCTTCTGGCTCAGTTGCTGCAGGGCTCTGCTTTCTTCCCGCCTGACCCGCCGTTCCGACCATGTCGGATAGCGACGGTGAATCAGTTCGTGCAGCAACGTCGAGACAATCGCCACCTTTGGATCAATGGTGATGTGCTGGTTCTCGTGGTTGCACATGCCGAGCAGATGTGCCCCGTCGTCCGTAACCAGTGTGGCTTCGTAGATGAAGCCCCGATCCAGTTCGTGCGTCAGCTCTTCGACCAGTTGCGCGGGCGTGCGTGGCATTCACTTCCTCCGCGCATCGAACACCGCGCCCAAGATGGCCGCGAGAACAACGAACACCATTAGCGCAAAGCCCGCATCAAAGATCGGTTTCATGGCGTATACTCCGCAACCGCCGAGGCCCCCGACCGCCACATCTTTGGCGGTGCTAACATGCCGCGTTGAATCAGCACGCGCCGTAACTCCATGTGCTGCCTCACGTCACCCACGACACGCTCCCGGACTTCCTTCAACCCTTCCGGCGTCAGTCGGTTCGCCGCCCGCCACTTGCTCTGATTCATCGTCACCTTGGGCGCGTCCAGATTGAACATGGCCCCAAGCGATTCCTGCGACTTGCTAATCCCCTTCGCCCGCATCAGGTGAACTTTCGTGTCTTGCACCAACTTGTCCGCTAATGGCGGGAGGCCGCATTCCATCAACGCGCCGTTGAGCATCGGCAGGTCGTGCCCGAGCACGAAATGCCCCGTCACCATGTCGGCGTCGTTGTAGGCGTTGACGAACTCGCGCAAGATGTCCAGTAGGGGCGTTTCCCCCAGTAGGCGCACGGTCACGTTGTCTGTGTCCGTCCATGCCCACGCGATTGCGGTCACTTCCGCCGTGGTGAAATCCGACCCGAGATACGACAGGGGTCGGTTTTCAATGTCGAAGTCCAACACGCGCATGGCCCGATGCGGCACGCGCACCCGCAAGGGAGCCACCGACACCGCGCCCGGATCGTTCGGCCTAGTGCGCGGCTTGGTTCGGATCGTGATCCGCATCGTCCTCAATGCAAATGTCGAACGCCGCGCCTTCGGGCAACCCGAGCACCGACTTACCGGACTTCAGGGCTTCGATCTCCGGAAGTAGCGTGTCTTCCTCCCAGTCGATCCGCTCCATCGTCTGCTTGAGCCGGAACTGTGCCCGTCGAATCGCCTTCAGCTTGCGTTCTGCTCTGCTGTCTCTCGATAAAGGCATGTACTCGTTCCTTGATGTGCGCGTTGATACGTGCCGCAAGTTCCATCGTCTTGACGTAGCCGTGAATACGCGATCCAATGACGATGCGGCGGGCGTTCAGCTTCGCCACATACGCCTTGCCCTTCGGTGTCCGTCGATACCGGAGATTGGCCAGTTTCCCCTTCGGTGATCGGGCATATTTGCGCTGCGTGAGTCGCGCCTTACAGCGCTTGCACACGCCACACACACACGAGGGCGTACACGACGACATTCGTTACGACTGCGGTTTCTTCGGCTTCACTTCGTCGACAATGGCCTTCACGTCCTCTTCGACCTCGCCGCCCTTGGCAATGATCCGCTTGGCCTTGTCAGGAATGGGCAACACGGGCGCGGCTTCCTTCGTGAAGTTCCACGCCGCTTTCAGCTTGGAGAGGAAACCCATTAGAGCAACCCCCGCTTGGCCTGTTCGAGCTGCTGATCCGCCTGATGCTTCTGCCACGCCGACCACACCAGCATCGCCACGAGCACGGCCGCATCGACTAGTTGCCCGTACTGCTCATCGCTCACGATCAACCCCTTGGCCGCGAGGATCGTGATCACCCAGCGCACGCCCGCGCCCATCAACGCTTTGACCAATGCATCCATGTCGTCTGTCTCCCTTTATGCGAATGTGCCGACCAGCAGGCCCGTAGCCTTCGGCGGGTTGCCTGTCCCGTGCATTTCGTTGTCACCCTGATAGAGCGACCAGGACGCCACCGGACGCGGCGGCGTGCTATCCCACGCGCTCAGCAGCGACGTGCGGAAGGACTTGTCCTTCGTCCAATACAGCGCGGCTCCACGGCCCGCCGTCTCCCGGTCCCATGTGGCGATGTCTTCCGGCAAGTGCTGATCGAACAGCGCCGGCAGTTCGGTGAAGCCCCATTCGGTCTCCAGCGGCACACGCGCCCGCACCGCCGCGCCCTGGAACCTGACCGACGCTTGCCCGGTCAGCGCGTGCATGGCGTAAAGGGCCACGAGCTTGGCCGGTTCGTTGACCGGGGCATAGGAGTCCGCGCCGGGACCAGCGGGTTCGCCCTGCCAGAACGGTTTCGAGAACCCGCGATAATTCCCCTCCCAATACACAAGACCGAGGGTTCGTTTCAGGCACATCTCGAACGGATCGCGGGTGGTGTGCGAGATACAGACTTCCCCGTGCGTCGAGGCGTCCGCGAGCTTGGCCGGTTCTTCGCTCAGGGGGGCCCCCTGTGCGGTCAGCACGCCGGGAATAGCATCGCGCCACACTTGCAGCACGCGCCCCATCTGCGCGATCGAGTCGGGACTGTCACCACCTGCCCGGTTCATCGGGTATTCGTTGGTATCCCCGGCCAAGGCGATCACGTCCGTGCCGCCTTCTTCCGCACAGATGCGAGCCAATCGACGGTGCAGCGCCAACTCCACGCCCGGATCGCCGGCAATGATCTGCATGTCGCCCGTGCTCACATGGAGCCGCAACCCGCGAGCCTTCACCGCTCGCAGCAACGTCCGCAACAGATCGTCGTAATCAGGCCATGCCTCAATGCGTGCGCCCATCCGATCCGACCGCAGATGATTACCGCCGGTGAAGAACCACTTCGTAAACGCAATCGGGGCCACTTCTCGCCCGTCCCAGAAGTCCGACCAGCCGCCGACCGCCAGGAACACGCGAATGCCCTGATAGCCCGCCGCGACAATGGCGTCGAGCTGTCTTGTGAACTCGGCCGGGTTGTCGCGCAAGATGCGCAGCGCCGGGAACCACGAGCAGAAGAACACGCGCCGGTAGCCGGTATCGTCGCGGAACAGCTTGTTCTCGACCCGCAGACGCCCAACCAGTGGACGCCGACAGACGGACGCATCCGGTTGTGGTTTCGGCTTGGCGACGTTTTCAATGCGCCGATACAGTTCGTGCTTACAGAACTCCACGCGATCCAGTGGGGCCATGCCGGCCCCGTAGCCGCTCACCCACAGCGACACGAAACCAGCACTGCCATCAATCCAGACCGCCGCAGCGCGATCGTCGAACGTCTCACCCAGCAAGCCGGGGTAGATTTCATCCGCCAGCCAGCGGCGCACATGCAACGTGAGGTCATCAGGCGGGTAATCAGGCACTCGCTACTCCTTCGGCTTCAACGCCGCCGTGACACGTCCAGTCACACGCGAGGCGTCAATCACCAACTGCGCGGAAAAATCCAGCATCGAATACGGGCGACGGATCGGCATCGACACGCGAATGAACTCCGTGGTCGTGCCCTCGTGGTGCAACGTGATGTCTGGCGCTCGCCGGGGTCCGCCGTCTTCGACGGTCTGCTGGCGCGACACCATCGGCGTCACCGCAACTCCACATGCGGGAGGTCGTGCAGCGTCGTGAACCGACCGCCCCAGACGAGCCCTTGCGCCTCAGCCAGCGCGCCATACGTCTGCCACGGCTTCGATTCGTCCCATGTCTCGTTGCGCGGCGTGCGCGGGTCGTCCACGAAGGCGCAGTCAGCGGCGTGGCCGTAGCCGTCCGCCTTGACCTGGTGTTTCGACGGCTTGCGAATCCCGTCGCAGTTCGTCACGATCCGCCCCGGCATCGTCCGCCCTTGCGCGTAGAGCTGCTGTTGCCGCTCGCTCGAGCGCACGCCTTCCATCAGGCGCATCGGATGCCCAATCGCGGCCATCGCCGCGAACTCGGCCTCGAGCTTGGCGATCAGGTCAGGGTGCAACCCCTTCGCCAGCGGACCGAGCGTGCTCATGGCTTGCGAGTCATCACGTATACGATGACGCCCGCGATTACCGAACCCACGACCGTCACGTTCAGCCCAATCAGCAACCGCCACGCCCACGTCACCGAACCCTCGACATGTTCGATCCGACCCTCGTGCCCATCCACGCGGCCATTGGTTTTAGTGGCTTGCACCAGAATGGCGTCGAGCTTTCGGTCGAACTCTCCGTGCGCCTTCTCCATCTTTTCCAGCACACGACCCACTTCACCGAGTGTCATTTCGTCCATCGTTCCCGTTCCATGTGTGGCCAGTGCCATGCCGATCCATAAACAGGGGGAGGATCGGAACGGCCTGCGTCCTAAATGGTCCGCATGGTCGTGCGCCTGCCTACTTCGCCGCCTCCTGCATCGCCGCAGTCAACGTCTGCAACCGCTGCGTCGTCAGCAGCCCTTTCGCCACCAAGGACGACAGGATGGCTGACACGCGAGGATCGGCCAGATCGATGTATTCGGCTTCCTTGAACAAGCTCACGGCCCAGAAGACCTCCGCGTCGTCATACGGCGCGACGGCTCCGGGTGCGTAGCGGTTCATCTGTGCCCACTCTGCCGGCGTCAGCAACCCGATCACGTCCGCCTTGGACAGCCGCGTGCGCGTCCTGGGTGTGGCAGACCGGAACGTGTTGGTCTTCGCGTCATATACGGCGTCTACGTCGCTGCGCTGGCTCACGTCGACAAACCCGCGCCGATCCGTGTCGACGGGCATCTGCTCACCCGATCCGGTGCCGCAGACCGCGCCCGTGCTCTTGTCGTATTCAATCCAGTTCATGAGGGTTCCCCCGTTGACAGCGCGGCGCGTGTCACCGCCCGCAATCCGATGTTGACCGCGGCGTTCAGCCAGAGAAACCAGAGCGGATTGACATACGCGTCTGATTGGTCAATGACATAGGCCAACGCAAGCACGGCCGCGTTGAACCACAACGTTTTGGAGCGATACCAGGATTTACTCATCGGAGGTCGACCACCGTATAACCGCAGGTGACTGAATACACCGCGCTCGCGCTGACGCGCTCGGCCTTGACTTGCGTGGTGCTGGTCAGGCGCATGTTGATACCGTGGTCTTCCGGCAACGCGGAGCCGTCAAAGTTGCCCGTGCATCCCAAGTTCGACAGGATCGCCCGTGTCGTAGTCACGGCCGTTCCCAATGTGGCCGTGCCGGATGACGCTGACGTGGCAATGGAGATCGTGCCGGACTGAATAGACCGCACGAAGAACTTGGTCATCGGCACGACGTGCCACGCCGCCGTCAGCGTGCCGCCCGCCTGCGCGTTGCGCGTCACCGTGACCGTCGTAGCGTTGGTCAGCTCGACACGGCAGAAGCTATAGGCGTTGCCGAACACCACGTTTTCCGACGCCTTACAGCCATCGTTCACGATGTAACTGGCGGTCGTGTCGACGCTCGTAATCGTGGACGTGTTGGACGTGACCGACGCCAAGCTGGTCGTCCCGTATTGCAGGCTGGCCTTCAGAATCGACGGCACATAGCTGGCCGACGTCGACCCACCACTGAGGGCCACCATCACCAGCGCCAACAGCGCGGACAGCACGAAGAATCGTTTCGTTGTCATAGGGGTTACACCAGATGCCAGTTCGACCCGTCGCATTGCAGCGTCAGGGCCATGTATTGTTGGTCGATCACTTGCGTCAGTGCGCCGTCGATGGTCTCCGCGCCGTTGCCGTCGATCGTGACGCTGCTTGTGGTCGTGCTCTTGATCGTGATCCGTCGCCCGGCATTGCCGCTGGCGGCGTACAGGTTCACGGTCATGCTGGCCGTGCAGATGATCAGGTCGTCCGTGACCAGCGCGGTATACGTCGTGCTCTTGGTCTGCACGACCTGACCGATGGCCGAATCGACCGCCGCCTGAATTGACTGGAAGAACGCATCGTTCAGGACCGTGCCGGTCGTGCCTGATCCGTCATCATCGGTGGCGCTGACCCGTGTCAGGGCATTCGCGGACATCTACACTGCTCCTTCGGCGCTCGCTTGGTCGGCGGCGTCGAGAATGTCAAACACGTCTTTGTAGAGCGTGCCCGCCGTCACTTTGCGCAACGGGAAACGCGGGTTGGTGCCGAGTCCGATGTTCATAATGTCCACCGACTGCACAATGAGTTGGGCGGCGGCCGTCGTCGGCGCGGTCAGCGAAACCGCCAGCGTGCGCCCGCTGATCGTGAACTTGTCGCGGGTCTTGTAGCTCACGTCCTCAATCGGTCCGCAGAACTGCGACACGTCGGCATCGCCGCGATTCTGTGCGCCGGTATCGCTGTAGCGTTCATCCTCAATCACGTGATCGATCAGCCCATCGCCCGACCCAAGAATGGCCGCCATCGACGTGGCCGCACTGGAATTGACCGACACGGTCAGCACGCGCACCGATTCGCCCTGCGGGATGCTGTAGGCAAACGAGGTCACGCCCGTAATCCAGCCAGGGCCGGAGGTCGGCGACGTGCCCGTGTAGCGCAGTTGGTTGCCGTAGGACAGCGCATAACCGCCGGCGCTGTTGAATTTGCGCGTATCCAGCACCGGAATGGCGGTCGACGTGTTCGGCGTGGGGCTGCTGGTCTGCGTCGTGCCACCCAGGACAAACGTGCGCGTCCGCGACTGCGAAATGTCGGCGGCATACCGAATGTCCCACGCGGTTTGCGTGGTCGACCGGAGCGGCACCGGGTTGTTCGTGCTGGGCGGCGTCACATACGCCGTCACGACTTTGTTGTAGTCGACGTAGACGTAGCCACCCTTGCGCGAACTCTTGGACGCCATTTTCATCAGGCGGACCAGCGCCTGCATCAGCGTCTCGGCGTGGTTCGTCGTGAACTCGGCGACGTTATCCAGTCCCGTTTCGACGCTGGACGTAAAGCCGGACGGGGCGAACGTCATCAGGTCCGCGATGATCGTGGACGGGGTCGAGTTGGTGTAGCGGCGTCCGGTGATGCGGCGGGCCTGCAATAACCACGTGTAATCGACGCAATCCACCGTCCACGTAACGCGCTGATCTTTGTTCGGCGCGGACGGCGACACGGTCAGAATGTGACCGGCGAAGATGCGATTCGAGGACGTGCCCAACGAAATGACAATCTCTTGCCCGCGCACGGGCGTGAACCCTTGGCAGGTGAAGTTGCAGAGATTCGGCTGATCGTTTAGCGCGTCCGAAATGCGCAGATCGTCATTGACCATGCGCGAGCGCACCGTCCCGTTAATCGTGACCTTCCCGAACGGGCGGTAATAGTCCGATCGCGTGGTGCCACTGCGACACCCGGCGGCAATGGCGTATTGATACGCCTTCTGGGAGCCTGACAGCGCCATGCGTTACGCGGCTTGCAGCCGCACCCCCCGCCGCTTCAGCCCGCGCACCAGCGCCCGGCCCATCTTCGTTTCCGCATCCGCATCGCTGTCGAACGACCCGACCGTGATGTTGTCGATGGAGATGGACATCGACCCGCCGCCCTGCGGCCAGTCACCACGCATCAGGCGCGAGACCGCATCCCGACGCAACACGCCCTCGCCAGGCGTCAGCATGGCCGGGACGGTATCGGTGCCACGCGGCACGAAGCCACCCGACGCCAGATACTTCGGGTTGGGAATGATGCCGCCCATCGATCGGTCTTCGGTGTAGCCAGGCACGCCCGACAGGTCCGGCTCAGGCGCGACGTTGAACCCGATGTCAATCGTGCGCGGCCGCGTCATCTGGTCGATGCGATCGGTCATTTCGCCGATCTTGCCGATCAGATCGCCCATCTTCACGATCAGGTCTTTGATCGAGGTCTGAATCTTTTCGTATTCGGTCGCCACGGGTGCGCCGAACTTCATGTTCGTCAGGTCGGTGATCTTGTTGCCGTTGGCATCGGTCAACAGGCCCGCTTGGATAAGGTTCTCGATCCAGGGCTTCATGTTCGCGGGAATTTCAGTGCCGTAGCGAATCGACTGATTCACGAGGTCGCTGATCTTCGGCGACATGCCGGACAGGATCGTGCCGGTGTCCGTGCCGCCTTTGTTCAGCAGCGTGAAGTCGTCAATGATCTGTTGCGCCATGTCCGACAGGCGCTGTTGCTGGAACGCGGGGCCGAGCGCGTCAATGGAAATCTTGTACTTGTCGGCAACTTCCTGCATCTTGCGGAAGTTCACACTGACCAGGTTCCCGGACTTGTCGAAGTTGTAGCCCATGTCCGACGCCTTCTTCAGCACGCCGTCCAGCTCGCCCTGCGTGTCGGACAGCTTCGACTTCATCCCGTCGAGTTCGTCGTTCGCGGCCTTGACCTTGTCGTCATACGCGCCCATCGCATCTTTCAAACGCTGGACTTCGTTCTGGAAGTCGGCGACCTTCTTGGTCGACAGCATCTTGTCCAGCGAGAAGCCAATCTTGTCGGCGACCTTTTGCAGTTCGGCCATGCCGCCGAAATCGCCGATGAACGAGTTGCGGGCGTCTTTGGTCTTACCCGCTTCCCCGCCGCCGAACAGCTTGCCGAGCAGACCGCCCGCGATGCCGGCAATCGGTCCGAGCATCGGCGCGAACGAGCCCAGCGCACCCGCAATGCCCTTGACACTGCCGAGCGCGGAGCCGAACGAACTGCCGATCATGGAGCCCTGCCCAGACAGGCCGGGGATGAATGAAGTCATCGCCCCAAGGCCCGCCGACAGGAACCGGCCCGCCGCACCCGAGAACATGCCCGGACGCTGTGGACGGTTTGGCGTGGCCGTCATGGAACCGTAGGACACCATCGGCAGACCACCGCGGAAGGTGCCCGGCAACGCGTCAGGCGTGGCCCAGCCGGGGAACCCGCCGCCCATGCCGGTGTTGTAGAACCCCGCGTTGTAGAGCGCGTAATCCTGGTAGTTCAGATAGCTGCGTTCGGTGTTGCCCGCCGTCGCACGCGGAGCGCGAGGCGTGCGCGTCCGACCCTGTCCACCGTAGATCAGACTCAGATCGGCTTCGCTGGGCACGCCCATCGTCGGCAAGCTGCCCGGATTGAACGTCATCCCAGGACCCTTAGGCACCGCCGGCAGATTCGTCTTGATGACGATCAGCAGCTCCGCCAATTCGCGCAACTGCGCCATCGGCGACAGGATCGCCGTGATCATCTTATTGAGTTCGCCCGCAAGATAGGTGACACCCTGAGCCAGTGGATTCAAGATCGGCACAAGCGGCAGAAAGAAGCCCACCAGCAGCCGTTTGCCCACGTCCAGCATCTGGTCGAGCGAATCATTGAGATCGCCCGCCGCCTTCGTCATCTTGTCGTCCATGACGAGGCCCAAGTCACGCGCCTTCTTCATCAGCGCGTCCATGTCCTCTGTCAGCAGCGGGAGCAGCTCCAAGCCCGTGCGCCCAAACAAGTCCGTCGCATCTCGCGCCCGTTCCATCGGGTCTTCGACTTGCGCCACGGCTCGAGCGATTTCTAGGAACGCGGCATCCGGCGACATGCCGCGCAAGGTCGTAAACGACAGGCCCAGCCGGTCAATCGCGCCCACCGCCGACTTATCGCCGGAGGCAATGCGATCGCTCATCATGCCGATGGCCTTGGCCAACGGATCAATCTGGATGCCCACCTGCTTGGCAGCGAATCCCAGCTCTTGCAGCTTGCCTGGAGCGATGCCGGTTTGCTTCGACAGGTCGCCCAGACGGTCGGCGAAGTCCAGCGTCTGTTTGATGGCCAGCCCGATCACCGCCGGGGCCGCGTAGGTGCGCACCGCAGACGCCAGCACGTCCATTGCCGGGGACGCCTTACGAACGGCTGTCTCTGACGCGTTCTTGAGCGCCGTTTCCGTGCGCTCCAAAGACGCCCGCATTTGGTCAAGCTGCGAGCGAACCTCCGGCGCATTCTGACCCAGCGCGTCCAGGTTCTTGTCCGCCGGGACCGCGGCCTGCTCCACGCCTTGCAGCGCACGTTCCACCCGGCCGAGGGCTTCTTCGGCTTGGGCGGTTTGCGCTTCGACAACGATGGACAGGTCTCGGGCCATTAGGTCTGCACCTTCGGTGGTTGCAACACGTCGTAGATCACGCGCAACCGCTCGCAACTTTCCGCGAACGTCTCCGCGTCTTCGCCGTCCGTCAGCCGGTCCAGCAACACGCTGCCGGCCTGTAGGTCATTCACGAACCGATTGCACAGGAGCCGATACCGCCCCCACGCCTCTCGGTTCTGGTCGTCCAAACTGCCCAACTGCTCCATCACGACGCACGTCCGGCAGTTGAACTCTTGCGGGTCGGTGGCCACCGTTTCGTCGTCCACCAACTGACAGCACGGGTAATCGTTCCGGCTGTCGACCCAAAACTCGCAGAAGCTACGAAGCCGGACGAAACGAGTCTTCGCGGACCGCCGGGGCCGCTTCGATGCGATTCAATCCCGCCACGCCGATCAGGCCCTGCTTCACCTGCCCGTCCAGGCGCAACTTGTTCTCCCGCGAACACTCGGCGGGCTGGCCCTTGTCGAGAATCCCAGACCACCCGGCGACCACCCAGTCGATCAGGTCGTCCGCGAGCTTCTCGCCGTCGATCTCTTCGACCGTGCTGCGTGTGGCCTTGTTCACGATCAACTTGGTGCTCTTCTTCTGCAACTCCCGGAACTTCGCCGTCGTCAACGGGCGCACCGTGTAGGACACGTCGCCGTCCGGCTGCGTCACGTCCGGGATGTCCGTTTCTTTCACTTCAAACGTCGAGCTCTCATCGTGCAAACTGCGGGGCATCGCTGCTGCCTTTCGTAAAAGGGGTGGACGGTGTGTCGCATGGCACACCGCCCACCAACCGGAGGAACTAGACCGCGAACGCGCTCAGCGACTGCGGCATGATGCGCGTGAGACGGAACGGGTTGACAAAGGCCATGCCGCTGGGCGAACTCACGGCCATCTTCGCCGTGAACGTCGCGGTCGGCTTGACCTGGTTCGCGCCAGTCAACGGGGCGGAGAACTCATCGAGTTCCAACGCGGGATACTCGTATTTCTCCGTCAGTTGATCGGTGGAATTGATGTAGCCGCCCGCGAAGGTCATGTCGGCCTTCCACTGCGGATCGTCGCGCAGCGCCTGATACAGCGAGTTCGCGCTGATCGTGGACATGCGGGGGTAGCTCACCGACACCTTGACAGTCGGGAAGCCGTTGTCCCCGGGTTCGTAGACGTAGTCCTGCCCGAACACGTGCGGGGCATCCTGCGGACGCTCGAACTCGTGCGAGAAGGATTCAATCGCCACCACATCGGACGAGCCCAGCGAGCCCGCGCTCTGCTTGTTCAGGCGGAACGTGCCGTGCTTGCGGAACACCCGATCCGACAGCGCCGGATAGACCGCCCCGTTCACGGTCGAGCGCGTGTTAATGCTCGAGATGTTCGTCGCCTTGGACCCGAGCACCTTGAAGCTCTTGTCCATCACGCCGCCGTCGCCGGGTTGCAGCGAGAAGCCGTAGACCTTGGCTGAGGTCAGCTCATCGACATACAGCACTTTGTCGATGGCCAGCGTCAGGCCCAGCCCGTCAATCGACGGGGCCAGATCAATGACGTGCTTCCAGCTCGTCACCTGCCCCGATGCGGAACTCGACAGCGTCACCGCCGCCGGCGATCCCATCGCCAGGGCTTCCCACACGAACCCGTAATCACCGTAGCGATCGCGGCCCGTGAAGGTCACATCGGGGGCGTTGACATCCCCGAGATCACCGTCCCCCATGAACGCCTGACCAAAGGCGTCATCGTTCACGCGGTTCGGCTGGAAGGTCAGCCCGCCGTCCGACTGGAAGAACGCGCCCTTCGTAACGGACGCGGCTGCGTTCCAGCTCCCTACGGCGAACTTGGCGAACGCGATCTTCGCTTCGCGTCCGGTAAATCCGCTCATGATTCGACCCTCATACGTATGCCTCGTAATTGACCGGGACCGTCAGGCGCATCGTCAGAAACGATTGCCCCTGTGCTCCGATCACGTCCGACGAACGCCCCCCATCCGGAACCGTGTATTCGCCGCTCGACACGTGCCCGTCTCGGATGATCGCCGCCGTCAAACTGGTTGCATCTTTCAGCAACCGCCGCCGTGTGGCGTCGTAGTCCGCGCCAATCGCCCGGATCACTTCCACGTCGATGGAGTCCGTGCGCTCTTCGGTGTACGCCACTTGCCCGCGAGCCGCCCCGCCTCGTGCCTTCACCCGAAAGACCTGGTCGCCGCGACCCGTGGCCTGTCGTGTAAAGTCTTCGGAGCTGACCGCCTCTGTGAATGCGAACGGGCTGGTACAACAGAGGCTTCGCACCCGGTCGACAATCGCGTCGATGGTGGTCGCCATGTCAGCAGCGGTCCCATGTCCAGCCGCCGCCGCTGGCCGTGTCCGTCGTCTGCGTGGCTTCCGTCGCGTCGATCACGTCGTCCACCGTGTCCGTATCAAATTCGCGCCCGATGATCGGCAAGACCCGCTCCCAGGCATGCTGGGCTTCCTGCTCGTACCAGTCGGCCTTCTCTTTCCAAGGCCCATCCTGTTGCGTGGGGGCTTCGTGGAAGATGTAGGCCAAGGTGCGGAGCGTGGCCGCGGCACAGAGCGCCGACCGCTTGATCACGCTGATCTGTCCGCACTTGGTCGACGTAGTCAGCGCCGACGCCACGCGCAACCGGGCGAAGTAGAAGTCGTTCGAGTTGTTCAGGGGCCGCGTGACCCAGTTCTCGGGCACCGTCCACGTGATCGCCCCGCCCTTCGAGAAGGGCTTGCCGGCCGTCGCCGCCGTGCCATCCGACACGGTTACGCTTGACCAGGCGTCACACCAGACCTCTGCGGTCAGCGCCGAGGCGTTGGCATTCACCGTGTCCAGCATGCGAATGGACAGCCCGCGGAACTGGAACCGTGACCCGACCGACAGCGAATCGCCAGACGCCGCCAACGTGGTGTGCAGGCTGATCGCGTCGGCGGTCCGATCCTTGGCCTTGCTGGTCAGGTCGGTATACGCCCCGCTCGTCACGCCCCACACCTGATCGGGCTGCACCCGCGTGCGCAGGCGATACGGATCAAGGCCCGCACTGGCCAGCAGCGGAAACAGCCAGTCCTCGAGCGCCTTCTGCCGCTTCGACTGCCACTCCGTGGCCCCGAATTGCGTCAGGATGGTCCGCTCGTAGGCGGCCAGATCGGTGTCCGAGACGAGATCGTTCGGGTTCCAACTCATGACGGTTAGGGTGCGATAAACCCGCTGACCTGAAGGGTTTTGGAACCGGCGGTCGTCATGATCCAGCAGATTTCGGAATTCGCTGTGACCTTGATCGGAATCGTCCGGTTATCCACCAACGTCGAATTGGCCGTCGTCAAGCCCTGCCAGATCACCGCCGTGCCAGACCCACACGTGCCGCCCGTGCCGCTCTTCAGCGTGGGGAATGAATCCGCCGCGACTCCCGCCGCCGCCGACGTGCCGAACGAAATGTCCGTGATGTAGAGCGACAGGCCCGCGCCCGGTGCCACGCACGACCCGCCGACCGCCTGCACGGTGGTCGCCGTCGACACGGCCACGACGCAATGGAACCGCTGGGCGCTGTCGCTGACGGTGCGCAAGCTGTCGCCCGTCACGCCGACCGGCTGCATGGCCCCGGCCGAATCCGAACCCGCGACACGCACGGTCTGCGCCGAGACCGGCGCGGCCACCAGCAGGCCGAGAACACAAACGATCCAGATACGCTTCATGGCGGTTTTTCTCTCCTACACCGGCACGCCGGTGGCGTCCGGCTGAGCCTGATCTATCGGGGTCACGTCGACAGGGGTCGGGGTCATCGGCTTCGTCCAGGCTGCGACCCGCGCAGCCATGAACGCCTTCAGGTCGTCTTGCGTGCGCAGCCACACGCGCTCTGGCTTGGGGCGTCCCTTCAGCCCGTTCATCTGGGCCACGAAGGAGAACTCCACTTCAAACGCGCCGTCGACGTGCTTCAGGGCCGCTTCGTAAAACGGGCGTGCCAGCGTGTGGTACTTGTCCGTGGGGTCCGGGAAGTGCTTCTCGAACATGGCCACCGCCATGTGCATGCGCTGGCGGGCGCGGTCCGTCATGCGTCCGCCCGCCTCATCCACTTCCCATTGCGCCAAGTTCAGGAAGTCGCGGATCACCAGCACCTTACCCAGACGACGATCCGGGAACACTTCCTGATCGCGGGCCAACAGGGGCAAGTTCCGCTGCAAACACTTCTGGCGACGGATGGTCTCCGTCAGGTAGCCGAGCACGTGCGCGATCTCCACGTCGGCCAATTGCAGCGCCGGCGCAATGTCGCCATTGCAGTCGTGCATCTGTGGCTGCTCGTGGATGCACCCGTAGAAGCGGATGGACGGCATCCGGCGGAACAACCGCACAGGCGTGTCGAACATCTTGGGCGAGTCCAACATCAAGTGGTTCTGTTTGATGGCGTAGCCGTGGAACGTCGACCCGTCCAGATACCGCCGCAGGCATTCCGCCTTGACGATCACCTCGTCGGTGTCCAGCCAGAAGAACCAGTCGCCCGTCGCCGCGTCCAAGGTGCGATTCCGCGCCTCCGAGAACCCGCCCTTCAGCCCGTGCACCGGACCGATCTCGATCACGCGGGTGTTCGGGAACTCGGCGACCACGGCCATCAGATCGCGCTCGTCACAGCCGGTATCGCCGATCACGATTTCGTCGGCGACCGCCCAGATAGACGACAAGCACCGCCGCAGATCGGTGGTCTCGCCGGCAATGATGCCGACCGACATCCGATTCATGGGGCGAATGGTGCGGATGCGGTCTTCAATGGGCCGCTGGCCCATCGGCTGACCGTTGGTCGTGTACGTCACCATCCACGTCCCGACCGGATTCCAGCGCGTGGTCAGGCCCGCTTCCAGATACTTCGTCGACGGTGTGTCCTGTGCGCCGAACAGCGCCCGGAGATCATCCGGGCGGAAGTGGTGCACGTGGCCCCGCTTCAGCACCATCCGGCGATCGCGCAACTCCACGAACGGACCCGAGGGCATGGTGCAGACGACTGTCGCGCCGACGCCAACCAGCCCATGCACCGTATCGAGGAAGCCGGTCACGTTGGCAATGTGCTCGAGGAACTCCCCGAGAAACACGCCGTCGACCTTGGCCAGTTCCGGCACGATGTCTAGCAGGTCTTGATGCGCTTCGTGCTTCTGGAAGTCGTAGACCGGCGCACAGATGAAACGCACCCGATCCGACACGCCGAGAATCTTGGCCGCTTCCGTGGCCGCGTCGATGTTGCCCTTGGCGTAATCAATACCAGTCACGCGCAGGTTCGGATTGGCTTGGGCGATGCCGATGGCAATCGCGCCATTGCCGCACGCCAGATCGAGGACGTGCTTGGTGTCCTTGAATGCTTCCGCAATGAACGGGATGCGCTCGTTCGAGCCGATCTCTTCCAGCGGGTTCATTGCCCGCTCCTGGTAGTCGTCCGAGGTCTGATCCTTGCCGTCGATGACGTATTGGCAGAAGTCCGCCACGTCGGTCTTACCGAGGCGCGTGGCCAGCACTTGCGCGGCGACGTGGTCGTCTTCGTGCAGCAACTGGGCCAGCACCTGGTCGCCCTTCGCCGCCAGCCGTGCGTCGAACTTGCCGATCACGTGGCTTTCCCACTCTTCCGCAAGCTGCGCGAAGGTGTAGCCGTGTTGCACGTGATACCGCCCACCGTTCTGGCGCATGCGGTAGTCGAACGACTGCGTCTTGCAGCCCTCGAGCATGTCGATCACGGCTTCGATGGACTGCTCGTGATACGCCTCGTCCCGGTCGGCATCACCTTGGATCAGAATGCCGTTCGGCACGGTCTCCGGCAGAGCGCCCTTCCACGAGCCGACGAACGGCGTGCCGCACGCTTGCGCTTCGATGGCCGCGATGCACGACGTTTCCGCGAAGTCGGCGACTCCGGGGTACCACATGACCGCGCTTTCGGCGATGGCCTTGTAGAGATCGGCTTTCCCCAGCTCGCCGAGGTAAGTGATCCCGCCAACCTTGGCATTGACCGCCTGCACCGCATCGTCGTAGCTGGCGCACACGCGGCCCCATCCGCTGGCGTCATACATCGAGTTGTAGCGGCATAGGTGCAGTTCGGCGGACGGATACCGGCGCTTCAGCTCCGGCCACATGGCCAGGATGGGGCGCAAGCCGCGCTCCGGGCGCGTGACGTGAATGATCCGGTTGGGGTTCTTGACCGCATCCACCGGCACATAGGCCGGGTCGTAGCCGTTCTTCGTCGCCCAGCCGATCGGGGCCAGTTCAGGCAGGCAGCCTTCCCACTGCTTCCGGTGGTACTCGCTGACGTAGGCAACTTCGTCGTAGGCCCACGACAGGGCCATCGTGAAATTCTTCGGCTCCTCGCCGATCATCAAGTCTTGGTTCCACAGCATCCGGTACTTGGCCCGGACGGGAAGCGCGAAGACATGGGGCATGCGCAGCGACACGAACACGTCGAAGTCCACGACGCGGGACATGCCGTCAATCTCATGGGCGCTCAACCACTGGACGCCCGCATGGTCGATCGGCAGCGCCTCCGGGTGCAGCTTGGTCGTAAATGCGATCACACGATGGCCACGGGCCACCAGCGCCCGCATCAGGCCCAGACAGGCAGACTCCGACCCGCCGAGCGAGGCAGTGCCCGCAATCACGGCCGGCGTGAACTCCACGCTGTCGATGTAGAACGCCCACGTCAGCTTCATGCCGTCGCCTTACCTTTCTCCTTCGTGGTCTTGCGGTTCGCCAACTCTGCCAACTGCGGCTGAATCACCGTGTCGAGGTATTCCGCCCAGGCCCGCGTGTCTTGCGATCGCGTGGCCAACTTCCCGCCCCGCAGGTAGTGCGCGATTTGCTGCACCGTCTCGTCCATCGAACTCGTGTCCTTTCTGAAAGTGGCCGGGGCGACCACATACGGGCCGCCCCGATCACCCATGCGCTTAGGTGCGGATGCGCGCCATCGCCTTCTGATGGAACAGCTCGAGGGAGTATTCGCCCACGATCTGGCCCTTCACGTTGTCGCCCGTCTTGCCCAGGTCTTCGTAGGTGAACGAGCGGCCCTGCAACGGCACGACCTTGAGCCGTTCACGCGGGACGATGAGGCACTCCGTCGACGGGATGACCCGCGACAGGATCACGTCGGCCGCACCGAGCGGGCCGACGTAACGACGGATCACGCGCTGGAACAGCTCCGATTGGTTGCTGTCCTGCACCTTCGTGTCGTTCAGGTCGGAAATGTTGCGGAAGAACGTCGAGCCGGCGATGATGCCCCAGCTCTCGGTATCCGGCGATCCGCCCTGCGCGAAGATGTTCTCGAACGCATCCCCGATGTACTTGTGGGGATTCGCCGCGAACGAGCTCGCCGTCACCTGCGAGTTGATCGTGGTCAACTGCTCGCGGATGCCCTGCATGGTGCGGGTTTCCGACGTGGTGCCCAGCGAGTTGGTCGAGTTGCGGACGCCGCGGACGACTTCCTTCTCGAGCTGGTGCAGCGCGTCGATCAGGCCCTTGCGGATGACGTTGTCGTAGCTGTCATTTCCCGCCAGGTTGATCGCCAGGTCGGTGCCCGACGCCGCCACCGGGATGTAGAAGTAGCCGACCGTGTTGGCGCGGCGCGTGCCGAGCGCACGCACAGACGAGCCGTCGTGATCCTGCCCTTCGATGCCGGCCATCGCCCGCACGTAGAGCTGACCGCCAGCCGCCAGCGAGCCGACCGCCGTGCCGCCGTAGCCGCGCTTGACCAGGATGGAGTTCGCGCCGACCACCGAGGCCACCTGCATCAGTTCGCGGGTGGTGTTCGTGGTGTCGGTTTCGTTCTCAAGCAGGGTGCCGACCGTCAGGGACAGGCCCTGACCGTTCACCTGAATGCCGGTGTTCGCCGTCGCCGAGGCAATCGCCACGGACGAAACGACGTAGTTCGGCAGCATGTTGTCCTCGAAGAACTCGTGCTTCGTGGACAGGGCGAACGTGTCGGGATCGCCGAGCCAGTTGAGCAGCGGCACTTCCTTCGGGGACAGGGTGGCGATGATGCGCGAAATGTCTTCGCGGACCTGGTTCGCCGTGAACCGTTCGTTGGACGCAAGACCCGTAAAGGCCATCGGTTAAATCCTCTTAAGCCGCACTCGCCCGCTTCCGGACCGCGCCAATCGCGGCGGTTACGTTCTTCGTGCTGGGCATCTCTTCGGCGGCGGCAATGGCATCGCCGTCGCCCACTGCGGCCCCGCGCAACGTCGCCCCGCCCTGAGCGTTGCCGGACTTGCCCCGGTGCCCCTTCAGGTGGTGCGGATGGTCCGCGAGGTATTGCTGCACGTGCGCGTCGATGGAGACCCGCTTCCCGTCCTTCTCAAGTGGCTTGCCTTCCGCCCCTTTCACGAACGGTTCGAGTGTCTCGGGATCGAGATCGAGCGCGTGCCCGATCAGCGTCACGAGTTCTGGGAGGGATTCGTCCCGCGCACCTGCGGCGGCAGCGGCGGCCCGAACTTCCGACCCGAGCATGCTGCGCAGTCGGCTGTCCCGACGCGCAATCTCCTGTTGGGAGGCGGTCAGCTTGTCCTCGCGTTCCTTCAGCGAGGCGGCATGACGCTCTTCCCGAATCTTTTCGGCGGCCTCGTAGTCCTTGGCGGCCTTGGCCTGTTCTTCGCGGAACCGGCTGTTCTCCTCTTCCAGCAGCTTCAGCCGCTCTTTCTCGGCTGGGTCCACGGTTAACTTGGCCTTCAGGTTCTCTTCCGCCTTCGTGACCGCCTTGGTCACCTTCTGATCGAATGCGCGTTGCAAGGCGTCCGGCAGTGCGCCGAGATTGCCGGTGTCGTCAATTTCGATCTCAAACTTCTCGCCCATGCTTACGTCCCTAGCCCTTTCTGTAAGTTCCGCGTCATTCGCCGCTTCAGTTCGTCGGTCAATGCCGCTTGATCGCTGGCATCCAGATCGAAGAACTCGCGTTTCACCTGCGACTTGCCCGCGCCGGTCACGTTGTGGAACAGCGCCTTTTCTGCCGGCGGCACGCGCCGGGATTGCTGGATCAGCGTGCCGCGCTTACCCTTACTCATGCCGTGAAGGTCAACGTCACCTTCTTGTCTTCCGCGACGACCTGGATGTTCCGCAACATCTCCCCGCTGACTTGCAGGTTCGGGCTGGTCGATAAGCCCGCCTTCGCTCGCGCCTTGGCGTAACCCGGTGAGTAGGGAGCCATCGGCACGTCATTCGGCAACTTGCCCATCACCGTCCGGCGGATGATCCGCTCACGGGCGAGGCGTCCGATCGCTTCCATGTCGGCCTTCGTGGTCAACTCGATGGCCTTGACCGTGAATGTCCGACGCACCTGCACGCCCATGTCCGTTACCCTCGTGCCCTACATGCCAGCCGTCGCAGTAGAGGCACCTATACGTCTGCACGTCCCCGCGCCGTCGACGCGCCAACGCCCGCTTATGGGCATCGGCTTCGCCCTTCGTCGCGTGCCGCTGCTTATCTCGGCACGCCCGCGTAAAGCTCACCTCAGTACTTCTTCCCGCCGCGCTTCGTGCCGCCCATCTTCTTGGCCATGTGCCTATACCCCCTTTCGCGCAAGCTGAATGGCGTACCAGAACGGCACCATCGGTGCCGCCGGCCGCTGGTCGTGCCAGATGTCCGTATCGCCCGTCGCGTAGGCGAGGCGCTCCCTCGTCATGCCGCCCACAAGCCGCGACTGCAATGTCTCGTCGTCATAGACCCGAAAGTGCCGGTTCTCGGTGACGTAGTGCGTGCCAGGCGTAAAGGGCACATCGCAGTAGAACCACCCACCCGGACGCAACCACCGCTCCGCAAGCGCGACCACTTCCATGTCGGCCGTGTCATTGATCGGGTCGCCGTAGAAGCCCAACCCGAAGTGCTCAATCGATCCGAGCGCGATCACCGCATCGAAGAACCCCGGCTCAAACACGCACGATTCTGCCGACTGGTGGAAAAACGCGCCCTGATAGCCGGACATCAGATTCACGTCGACGCCGACCAGCTCGCAGTCCGGACGGGCACGACGGAACCACTCGTGAAAGTCCGTCTCGCAGCATCCGAGCTCAAGCACCCGCGCCCCGCCACGCAGCGCCATACCCCACCGCTCCACGGCTTGCGTGAACAGCGACACGGATGGATCACCGTGGGGATACTTCCAGGTTTCCCGCAGATCGCCGGTCGGCATGCGCCCGAGAATGTTCGTCTCGCTCACCGGACCCTCGCCGAGTAGCGGTAATCCCGCGTCACGCTTCGCCGTTTGTCAAAGGCAAACTCGTGCGCGGCCTTCATCGAATCCATGCGCAAGGCGTTATCCGCTGCGGCGTCCTCGGCCCTGGCCAGATGCCGCGTGCAGTAGCCCTGCCCTTCCACCACGCGAGTGGCACGGGCTCCGCACTGACAGAACCGACGCCGATGGAACTCGCGCAACTGGGCCACCGTCATGCCCGCCCCGCAAACTCCGGCGCTTTGCGTCCGGTATTGGCCAAGTCCCGCAGTTCTTGCGACTCGACCGCCAACCACGAATGCCGGCAGTTGTAGCCGCCGCCCGTGACGAACGGATTCGGCAACTGGCCGTTGTCTAAACCCTCAATAGCCGCACGGGTCATCACGTGCCCCACGTGCTCACGGCAGAACGGCCGGTTCTTCTGGTCGTTCGGCCCGACATACAGGAACGGTTGATCCGCGGGCAGATCGGCCACCGCCAACGCTTCCACCTGACGCCCGAACGTCGACACCTGCGTGTCGAACAGCGTGTGAATCACGCCCGTGTCCTCATCGAGCGCATTGAACAGGTCGTCCAAAATGTCATTAGTGGGACGCGCCGAGAACACCCACGAGGCGACCGACCGCCAGATCGCCGCTGCTGTGTCATCCCCGACCTGCAAGAGATTCACGCGGCCAATGTCGACCAGCGCTTGCAGCTTCCGCGCATCCGGAGCGATCAGCTTCACGGCACTGGCCCCGATGCGCGTGGCCAGCACGACATCCGCCATGCGCTGCACCGCGTTCGATGTCGCCGCATCGACCAGCGCGTCGTATCCAGCCCGCTCGAGCGCCTGACGCACTTCCCGGCGCAATACCAGGCCACGAGCGCCCGTGACCGTGGCCGTGCGATCGCCGTCCAAGGCCCGCCGGAGAATGGGTTGCAACGCCCGCTCCGTGTCTTGAAGCACCCGCGCCAGTTCCCGATAGAACGAGGACGACAGGCGATCCGCCGCCTGTGCGATCTGCTCCCCGCGCACCTTCAGGCTAGGCATCGGCCGCGCCCTCCGGGTTCATGTCGCCGGGGTCGGCTTCAGGGTCCGCGGGTTGAGACTTCGGCATGGCACCCGCCAACCGGCCCATGCTCGCGTCGAGTTGCTGCTGACGCCGTTCGGCATCGGTCAGCACTTCCATTGCGTTGATCTCTTCGTCGATGTCGGCCAGTCGATCCGCCGACAGGTCCGGGAGCAACACGCGGGCGGCACGCTTTTTGGTTTCCTTCGTTGCCGTCTCGCCCAGCTCCATGCGCACGCCATCGGCAAACTGCTTCAGCAGGTCTTCGAGTGGGGTCGTTTCAAAGCTATCCGGCCAGCCAATCGACACGCCGTCCGCGGTCTTCCACTTCTTCCACGCGGAGCCGTACACGGCCTGGTAGACCAGATCGGTCGCCGTCATGTCGACCTTCTGCAGCTCGTCCGCGAAATCGGACAGCAACTGATTCAGGTCTTCGCGCTTCATCCGGCGCGAGTCGGCGGATTCGGTCTGCTTGGAATCGCCTTCCCACGGAAGCATCGACTGCCGGAAGATCGACCGGAGCAACCGATCGATGTGCAGGTGGTAGACCTCGACGTTCTTGCTGTCGGCGCTGATGTAGCTCGCGTTGCCGGTGGTGAACAGGATGTTGCCTGTGCCACCCTGACGCCCGATCAGCGCCCGCTCCTGGTCGACACTGCCGTTCTCGCCAATTGGCACGTTCAGAATCGAGAACGTCTCCTTGCGGAGCAGTTCGCGCACTTCCGAGATCAGGTTGTAGAGGTCAATAAAGTTCATCGGGTCGCCCAAGACGGACTTCCCGACGTACGGCACAATGGCCCGGCGCTTCGCGTAGAGGATTGCCACCGGCAGACCCTCGTACGCCCCGCCCCAATCGCCCACGTCGATGGCTGTGCCATTCGGACGCTGCAGCGACCAGCCCTCTGTCGTCAGCACGCGCACGCGCACCTGACGAGCCGCCGACCCCACGGGCGTCTTGAACGACTCGCGGGGCGTGGCCTCCATCAACTTGATCTGGATCAGCTTCCCGCGCTCGTCCACCAGCCAGTCGGGGACATCCAGCGGGGTATAGGCCCGCACGACCGGCGCGATGCGGTCAGAATCCTCGGCCGGCAAGTCGAAATAAAGCACGACATGCCCGAAGACCCCGGCGACCTTCCAGTACTGCTTCAGCAGCTCATCCCAGCAGGTGCCCATGCCGTCCGCGTCATCCCAAAACTGCTCAATGGGGCGTTTGCCGCCAGCGGGCACGGGCGAGTCTTCCGCGAAGGTAATCTTCCGCTTCACACGGAACAGGGCCGCCGAGAGTTGATCGATCAGCGTGGCCGCGTAGTTCTCATACCGCGCCAACTTCCGACGCTCCAACAGCTTGGGCGAGGGCTGCGACGGGCTCGGGTTCGGCTCGTACGTCTTGACGGTCACCCCGTCCTCGGCTTTGACCGGGATGGAGTGATCCAGGTATTCGCGGGGGTGCGCGATCAGGTAGGGCTTGTCGTTCGACAGGAAGCCGCCAGCGCCCTCGTAGACATCGAGGCACTGTTGCCATTTGGGGCGGTACTGGATGTAGAGCGGGTGCGCTACACCGAGAACCGGCCCGGACGTTCCGAGCGGAGCTGAAGCCGCAGGCATGAAGGATGCGCCAGCAAGTCCGGACCTGCTGACATGCCAACGATGCGCCTGCGACTACTACGATGCGAGAACAAATCCGGCCCAGCGGCTACAGCGGCATAGGCGGCTATGTTCCGCGTGGAACACTACGCAGCGGCGTCGACCTTCGTGTTCGGCCAGTGCCGCCGGCAATACTCGCGGAAGTCGTCAACTTCGATTCGATAGATGGATCGCTGTCCGCGTGCGGTCTTGAGGGCGGGCAAGCGACCATCCTTGATCTCGTCCAGGATGAAGTCGGTCGACACGCCCAGCAACTCGGCGCACTCAGATGTCTTCAGCTTCGTCATCGCTCTGCCCTCAGCTTCCACTGCGCCTGTGATTCGTAGACCCGGATGGTGTGATTCGGGAACACCTTGTCCAGTTCGGTGATGCACTCGTCCACGTCCGCATCGGTGTAGCCGGCTTGCGGGATGAAGCAGGCCAGCACCATCGGCTTGTCCAGCTTGTCGTTGTAGGTGAACTTCATCTCGAGCGGGGTGATCTTCATAGCCAATGGGCATGCCCTTCTGCCGCCCCGCCCTTCTTGACAGGGGGCCATTGCTCAACGACCCAATACCCGAAGGCCGATGAAATATGGGTCAGACTCGGGTCCGTCTTCTGGTCTTCTTCGCCGTTCGGCGCGTAGATCACGCGCTCGAGGTCTGCGATCAACTTTTCGCACGAGGGATCGATCACCAGATGCGATTCGCCGTCTGCGGTCAGGCACCGGCCATTGACCGCGGCGTGCCGATCTCGCGGATTCGGCTGCGCTTTCGGGATGCACCAGGTCGCATACGGGAACGTGTCGCGTAGCACCTGATGATCCGATGGTCCCGTGGTCTTCATCGACTTGCCGGTCGAGTCGCCGTAGATGAAGACCTGCCCCTTGAATCCTTGCTCGCTGAGCCAGTCTTTACAGGCGCGGGCGCTGGCGATCGTGGCCTCACCGCCGCGAAACGGCAGGAACACTTCATGCACGACGCGGGCTTCGTCATTCTTGCGCTGGCCGATCACGGCTGTCGCGGGGTTGTAATTGAAATCGAACGACAACCGCACGGGCAGATGGTGATCGAGCTGAATCGGGCGCACATGCCGCGCATGGGAAAACGCCCAGTAGATACGGCCGGCAATCGACTCGAAACTCGCTTCCCACTCTTGGCGAAACGTGCGCGGGTCTGTCGTGCGCCGCGCCTCTTCGACCTCTTCTGGGTCTAACAGCGGGTTGTCGACGCTCTTGAACTGCCAGGCGTTCCATTTCGGATGTCGGCTGTCCTGCCCGCGCTTCCACATTTCATAGAAGTGATTGAAGCTCTGCGGCGTGCCAATGAACATCGCCCACCCCAGCATGTCCGCGAGCGATGGCCGGATTTCCTCGTCCCACGCCGTAGGACGCATTTGGGCGAACTCGTCTAGCACGCACCCCGTCACGCCCTCACCGCGCAGCCCGCCCTCCTCTTCAGCTCCCAGCACCTCCAAGATGGACCCGTTCTTGAACGTGACCTCAAGATTGGTTTCGTTTGGGGGCTTGGCCAGCCAAGACGCATCCAATGCCCGTTTCAGCTTCCGACGCCAGAGCACCTTTCGCGCCAGCTTCTGCGTGGGTGCGACGTAGCGATACAAGCCGGGATGCGTTAGGCATCCGCGCCCGTCCCTGCCGCCCGTGAACAGCTTCACCAGCGCCAGCTCTGTCTTTCCGAAGCGCCGACCAGCGGCCACCACCTTGAACCGGGCCGGGTCGTCATAAACCGGCCACTGGTTCCCGTGCAGACCCAGAACCTTATTCGGCGTCGTCATCCGCGTCCGGTCCGGCGTCAGCGTCTCGAGCTCCGATCAGGGCTTGGACATCCTGCCTGGTTCGCAATGCGATCACCTGCAAGGGTGCGGGCTTCTCTTCGACACGCACGGTCTCCCGCGGCTTGCCGTGGATGTAGTGGTGCAGGAGCACCTCCATGTGTGGTGCCTTGCCCGCGTCGAGGCGATCTTGCAGGCTGGCCTCGTATTCCGGGCGATTCAGCATGGCTTGGGCGAACTCTTTCGCGGCCATCGTCGCCTTGTTCTTCGATCCTTTCTTCCGGCCCTTGCCGGCATTCGGGGGGAGCTTGGGTGTCTGCATAGGTCTCTAGATTCCTGTAAAGTGCTGAACTACTGGCGGTGCCAAATCCAATTGAGCAGCTTCACCAGCTCCATCGTGATCGGGGATCGTTCCGTTTTCGTGCCGACCAAGACGCGGGGTTGCTCATCGGCCAACCGCTGGATCAATTCGCAGATGCGCCGACGCTCGTCTCGCTTGCCTTCTCGGTAGCCGACCCAGCGAACGAACCAGCCAAAGCCGAGCACGGCCACTGCCGTGAAGATGCCGAGCGTGTCCATCTATTTCCACTCCGCAGCCAACCAACGCAGGGCGTATTGCCCCTCAGCGCCAACACCCCAAATCCAACCCTTCGGCGCGGTCTCAATTGGCAACCACGTCGGCGCGGCTCTTGCGTCCATCTATCGCGCTCCCTTCCGTTCAAACCGCGTGACGTTCTCAGGCGTTTCCAGCTCGTACCGCATGACTTTTGTGCGCGGCTGGCCTAACACCGGATCAGCCACCACTTTCGGCCCACGCACGACCGCAGAGCCCAACACGGGCACATCAGACCCGCACAGCACACAGCGATGCACTAACCGGCCCTGGTCGTCTCGGGCGAACGTCGTTTCACAGGTTAACGAGCCGTGCTTGAGTAAATGCGCTACTCGATTCACGCGATCTCCTTCCGACGCTGCCGCCACGCCCCACCCTTCGGGCCGGGAGGCATCGGCCATTCGGTAGTGGGTCAGTTTGAATACAGACCCTAATTAATAGGCTCAATTCCGAGAACGCCATCGAGCAGAACGCCCAAATCTCGTCACACTGAACGCGCTTGCACGTGAGGTTGCGGAGGGTTTTGTTCTGGTATTCCGAACACGCCGCCCCGAGATCGACCAGCAGCTTTGACACGGTGTTCTTCGCCACCCCAGTCATTCGCACAGTGGCGCGGATGCTGTTGCCCTCGACGAGGGAGGCGACCACGGCTTTACGCTGCTGGTTCGATAGGCGGTTCATATTGACCATAATACTTAAACGGACAAGAAAGTAAATATGAAATTTCAAATTTCGAAATTCGATATTGACACAACGCGGCCAAGGCCGTAAACTCACAAAACTGCATGCGCGTCATCCACAAAGACGCCCAACTGGAGCGGATGGAAGCTGACGCCGACTTCAATGGCGGCCTATCAAGGGAGATCGTTTCCGGATTTCGACGCCGGATGCAGCAGATCAGGGCGGCCCTAGATGAACGCACGTTCTATGCCGTCAAGTCTTTGCATTTTGAGAAGTTACAGGGAGATCGCTCTCATCAACGATCAATGCGAATTAACGATCAGTGGCGCTTAATTGTCGAGCTATCGGAGGCAGACGATCTAGGCGGAAAGAAGACGGTGGTGGTCGTAGGTATTGAGGATTACCACTAACCCTCCCGGATATGGTGATGACGATGACCCAGATGATTCCAGCAGAGGCATTCCCGGTGACCGACTTCCTCAAGGAAGAAATGGAAGCACGCGGATGGAGCCAAGCTGATTTGGCCCAGATCGTTGGGAAGTCTCCGCGTGACATTCACGCACTGGTTAACGGCAAAGTCGCTCTGAAGCCCGAGATGGCAACTCTTCTCGGTGACGCCTTTGGAACTGGGCCGGAATACTGGATGAACCTTGAGACTTCGTATCGCGCTTGGCTTACTAGCCGCGCCACACGAGAAACAGTTTCACGACGCGGTCAGCTTTACGAACTCGCGCCAGTAAGAGAAATGCTTCGGCGCGGATGGATTCGAGCGGCAGACGACATCGGCGTTCTGGAAAAACAAGTGACGGATTTTTTCGGTGTGCCTAATGTCGAGTCCCTGCGAGAACTTCAACTTCCGTTTGCAGCGCGGATGTCCGCTGACTATAAAGCGCCAACGACATCACACAAGGCGTGGATGGCCAGGGCTAAGAATCTTGCTCGGGCTGTGACGGTTAGTCGAGTATTTTCCGACGCGGCATTCAACGACTGCCTGGCGCGTTTGCGGTTACTGCTAAATGATCCCGAGGAGTCTAGGCATGTGCCTCGCGTGCTGGCTGACCACGGGATAAGGTTTCTTGTAATCGAGCACTTGCCGCAGACGCGGCTGGACGGCGGTTGTATCTGGCTTGACAAGGCATCGCCAGTGATCGCGATGTCGATGCGGTTCGAACGATTGGATTGGTTTTGGTTCACCCTGATGCACGAAATGGGTCACGTAAAAAATCGCGATGGCCAGGGCGGGGATGGAGTTGTGGACATCGCGTTAGTAGGGCAGGACGCAACCGCCAAAGAGGATAAGTCCGAGGCAGAAAGGGCGGCCGACCTTTTCTCCGTCGATTTCTTAGTCGGCAGCGCCGAACTAGAGAATTTTATCAACAGGGTGCGACCGCTGTATTCAAGAGAACGCATTCGTCTGTTCGCAAAACGGCTGGACGTTCACCCGGCTTTCGTTGTTGGCCAATTGCAACACCGAAAGGAGATCGAGTGGTCGCATAGTCGAGACGTGCTGCGCGACAAACTCAGGTCAACTATTACGGCTAACGCTATTACGGACGGTTGGGGCTACGAGCCACTGGCAGTGTAGGTAGGAGGTTCAATGGCGAAGTACAACGAACAGATGGCAGCCTTGGCCGACAGGTATCAGGCTGCAACCGGGCGAACTGAATACACAACCAAAGAGGTCGGAGCGTGGGCGCTAGACTCTGGTTTGTGGGAGCCACACCGTGAAGGCATTCTGAGGCAATTTGCCGAAGACCTCTCGCGTGCGCTGCGGGAACAGTACATAACGGACCCGCAAGGACGGCGTGTTCGATCCAAGCACGCGATCAGGCAGGAGGGCGAGCAGGGCTCTCTCTGGGCTGACATCAAACTGGCTACCAGAGAGCACATGGCTGCAGCCTTCCAGCAAAGAAGGCAACAGGTTGTCGCCGATTGTCGCCAGCTAAAAATCGACGTCGATAGTTACAACCAGAATCAGAACAGCGGCAAGCCGATTCAGATGATCTTCGACTTTACTCTTGATCTCGCCGAACTCGAACTGGCGGACGCTTAGACCATCGAGCTTCCGCCGCTCTCGCGGCGATCTCCTTTCTTCGGCTAGCGGTTAGCACCTTCGCTCTAGCCGCGCCACCCTTAGCCCCGCCCAGCTTGCCTAGCGCAACTGCGGCTGGGTTCTTCCCCTGATTCGGATCGTCCAGGGGAGAACCGTCTAGCTTCTCCCCAATGGCCTGCTCGACCACTCGTCGGGCAATCGTTGTGAAGTCATGGGCCTTTCCTTCGCGCTTGGGCTTGCTTGAGCGGCTAGGCATGCCCCATCATCGCATAGCACCATGACTGAATACCGAGAGGACAATTTCAAACTGACCCACTACCGGCCATTCCACCGACTCGGAACACGCCTGTTGAATCCGGGCATAGCGCACGGATTGATCCTTCGCGGATTCGTGATTGAGCAATCTCAGGTAGACCAGCACCGAGAGACACACCAGGGCGAGCAGAATCCAGATCATGCGGCTGCCTCCTTCACCAGTTCCGTGACCATCTGAATACGCCGGCCAATCCAGGCCATAACCGGCACAGCCATCGAATTCCCGAGCGCCTTATAACGCGGCCCATCGGCGGCAGGCTTGCCGCGATAGGGGATTAGCGTGTAGTCAGGCGAAAATCCTTGAAGTTTTTCGCATTCTCTGGGCGTAAGTCGTCTGACTTGCATGGTGGTGTGACCGTCCGTGTCGAGCGCGCCGGTCTGATTAGTTCTGAACGCTATCGCTTGCCCTTGCGCTCGATCTAACGTATGCGCTACGCCTTCAGAGACACCGTGACCATTCGCGTTTGTGTTGGCCGTGCGGATCGCCATTGGCGCGTCAAAGGAATCTCCGCAAGGGATCAGCGTCTGCCCTTCGTCGCACGTCGTGTTGATCCCCTTGCCCATGCGTGCCGTCAACGGATTCGCTAGGTACGGCAAAGGTACGGCAAAGATGCGCCCGGTGTAGGCGTCTTGTCCGTTAAGCCCCCCCCCCATGTGTGCGCCGTCGCTTAACGTGCCGACGACTTCGGGAATGAACGCGCCATGGGACTTACCTGTTCGAGCGCCAGCCTCAAGGATCGGGGTAGCTCCTTGCCCCGTTTCTGGGCGCGGCGCAGAATCCCCGCGCAAGCTCGCGGAGTCAAATAGAACCGCCGCGGCACGTTGCCATCCTCTAAGATTTGCGACAACGAACACACGCTTGCGTCGTTGTGCCAGTCCGAAGTACTGAGCGTCCAGGATTCGATAGGCCCACCCATACCCGAACTCGCCCAGCCCTCCGAGGAAGGCACCAAAGTCCCGTCCGCCTCCCGATGACAGCACGCCGGGCACGTTCTCCCAGCAGCACCAGGTGGGGCGGTATCGATCCAGAATTGCGAGATACGTAAGGGCGAGGTTGCCACGCGGATCATCCATGCCTTTTCGGAGTCCTGCGACTGAGAATGATTGGCAGGGAGTTCCGCCGACGAGAACATCGAAAGCTGCATCGGGCCAGTCCTTGAATTTAGTCATGTCGTCCCAGTTCGGGACGTCCGGATAATGGTGCTTGAGCACCGCACTCGGAAACTTCTCGATCTCGGCAAACGCAACCGGCGACCAGCCGAGCGGATGCCATGCGACAGACGCCGCCTCTATCCCTGAGCAGACCGAGAGGTAACGCATTACGCCGCCCTCCCTGCCCGTGTCTGATAGCAATAGCGTTGACGAAATGCGCCGTGCTGCTTCCCCGGCAACTCTTTGCCGATCACGCCCACACACCCATACGTGTAGAGCGTGGAATAGACGATCTTAAGGTTGCGAACCTCAGTCGCCTCGGCAATCTGCTGCGCTGTGAACCACTCGCCCGGATGCGCCTTCAGATAGGCCATCACTAACGCGGACTGGTTGACCTTCTCGGCCTTTCGGAAGGTGTAGGTCATGCGGCCACCACCGAACCAACCGGCAACACGATTGCGCCGTGCTTGCCAAACTCCTGCGCGAACGTCAGCACGTTTGGCCCGAGGTAGCAGATGTAATTGCTGTGCGTGGGGCCGCTGTCTTTGGTGCTCTTACCCGCCGCCTGCTTCTTGGCGATCCGGGCCTCGCGCTTCGCCGCGTTTTCAATGAACGCGATCCGGTTGCGCGTGACGCACAGAGGAAACGACAGCGGCGTGTAATCGGCTCCGGCATTCTGTAGCGTCTGGAGCTGCTCCAATGAATAGCCGATCCAAACCGCTTGCGATACGCGACTCGCCAGGTATTCACGCAGTAAGTGTCGCCAGAAGGCGTTGACGAGGCTTCCGCCACTCGGGTGCTTGCCACCCGGAGGATTTAGGAACACGCGACCGCGCCATTCATGCCCAATGCCGTCTTGTTCGGCGGTGTAGAATGCCGCCGCCTTGATGCGCTCATTGGCCTCTGGATGGCTGGCTGGATCAAGATCAATGGCCCCCATGACCAGCCGCGCCGACTCCACAAAGACCGCTGGCGTATACCAGTCGGCGGTATCCATTGTTAAACGTGCGCTCATGCCGCCTCGCCTTTCAGAGCCACCGCCGCCCACGTCAGCGCCTCGCCGTTCTCGATCTGCTTCGGCGTGACGCGCAACACGCGCCAGCCCAACGTCGCCGCTGTGTTGTATTTGTCCATGTCCTTGACCATGCCAGCCCCGCGAGAATGCCGACCCTGAATCCAGATCCCGCCTTCCACTTCCAGCGCGATCTTCTGCTCTGGCCATGCCCAATCGAACCGCCAGCGCCGGAGAGGATGAAACCGATACTCCGCCACCGGCACCGGCACCCCGGCGAGATCACAGAGCTTGTCGAAGGGCCAGGACACCCGTGCCATTTACGCCGCTACCCTCTGCGCCTGCCGACGCTGCGTACGTTGTTCCGCTCGGG